TAGGAAGAGCTGATAATGTTTTAGATAATATTGGTGCAATCGCTGGACCCTTCCCAATCGGACCTGTTGATTTCCCAATTGATATTGCAACCGAACAAGATTTAATCAATACATTTGGTAAACCAATTTCAACAGACTCACAATATGAGTACTGGATGAGTGCATCATCTTACCTCTCATATGGTGGTGTTCTTAAAGTTGTTAGAACTGGTAGTTCTAATCCATCTTTTATGATAAATGCAAACGCTGGGATTGGATCTACATCATCACCTTCTCTAAAAATTGACAACTATGATGACTACATTGCCAATCATTCGGATGCAAATAACTTCACTTTTGCAGCAAAGAACCCAGGATCTTGGGCAAATAACTTAAAGGTATGTGTAATCGATGATTTAGCAGACCAAATTATTGGTATTAACACAACTAATCCTTTAAACGTAAATGCCATAATTGGATATGGCGTCACTGCAAATTTGACATCAGTAAAAATTCCAACATCAACGGGAGTTACTACTTTCACTGGTTATTTAAAAGGTATTATTACTGGTGTTAGAACAGATGTTAATGGAAATAGTTCTATTAGCGTAAAAATTACTTCCAGAGTTTCTAGCACTCAAACGGGAATTAGCACTACTTTAGTAACAACAGTTTCAGCACAATCGGGATCGGGTTTTAGTACTGTATTTTTAACTAGCACTAATGGAATTACTACAGTAGATAAGTTGACAATAAGTGGAGTTGTTACCGACGCAACTATTATTTCGGTTGGTTCTACTTCAGTAACTTTATCTGCTGGAATTGGATCAACAGCAACCGTTGGACTTGCAGCTACTTTTACTAGAACAGTAACGACAGGTGGTGTTGAAACCCAAATAAATTATGCGGAGGGTTCTACTGGTTTTGCATTTGATGGATCTCAAGTATTAAACTTTGTAAATTCTTCTGGATCTGCGGTGGGATCTGCTCAAGTAAGAGAAGTTTCTGACTGGTATAATCAACAAACTCTTGGATTGACCAATACTACAATCTATTGGAAGTCTATTGCACCAAAACCAACATCAAATAGGTATTCTTTAGAAAGAAACGGCAAGAATGATGGAATTCACGTTGTAGTTGTTGATGATCTTGGAACTATTACAGGAAACCAAGGAACTATTCTTGAAAAGCATGTAGGTCTTTCTAAGGCTCTTGATTCTGTTTCTGCGGTCAATTCACCCCAGAAAATTTGGTATAAACAATATCTTGCAGATTTCTCATCACAAGTTTATGCTGGCGGAAATCCATCAAGTGCTGCAGATGCTTACTGGGGCACTACACCAAGAGCAACTGGATTTGCGACCTCCTTCACACCTACAAGTGGTCTTTGGGGTTCCAATGCTCAAGACGTAACCTTTAATGCAATTGGAAATAAAACTTACACTCTTGGCGGTGGTGTTGATTATTCTGCTGCAGGCGGAATGAAACCAATTCTTGGAGATCTGATCACATCATATGATAAGTTCTCTAATAAGGATGAAATTCAAGTTGACTATCTAATTATGGGTCCTGGTATGGATAGTGTTGAAGATTCTCAAGCAAAAGCACAGTATCTCATTTCTCTTGCAGAGCAAAGAAAGGACTGTGTAGCAACTATTGGACCTCACAAGTCAGATTTAGTTGGAAAAACTAACACCACCGAACAGACTACGAATCTAATTAAGTACTTCAGTTCGCTTTCATCATCATCATACGCAGTTTTTGATAGTGGATATAAGTACACTTATGACAGATTTAATAACAGGTTTGTTTATGTTCCTTGTAATGCCGATGTTGCTGGTCTAATGTGCCGCACCAATATTGTTGCATATCCTTGGTTCTCTCCTGCAGGTCAGCAAAGAGGAATTATTAACAATGCAATCAAACTTGCATACAATCCAAATAAGGCACAGAGAGATCAACTTTATCCACAGAGAGTTAATGCAATCGTAACTCAACCCGGAATTGGTACTCTTCTGTTTGGCGATAAAACTGCTCTTGGATATGCATCAGCGTTTGATAGAATTAACGTTCGTCGCTTGTTCCTCACTATTGAGCAAGCACTCCAAAGAGCTGCTCAAGCCCAACTTTTCGAATTGAACGATGAACTGACTAGAGCAAACTTTAGAAATATTGTTGAACCCTATCTCCGCGATGTTCAGGCAAAGAGAGGTCTCTATGGATTCCTCGTAGTCTGTGATACATCAAATAACACTCCAGATGTTATTGATAACAATGAATTTAGAGCGGACATCTTCCTGAAACCCGCCAAGTCTATTAACTATGTAACTCTTACCTTTGTTGCAACCCGCACAGGCGTAAGTTTTGAAGAAGTTGCAGGTACTGTTTGATCATTATTCAATAAACAACCTTAAGGAGGTAACAAACCGTGGCAAAACTCAAGACAATCTCACAATTTAAGAGTGCCTTAAAGGGTGGTGGTGCTCGCCCCAATCTATTCCAAGTTGAATTAGGATCTCTTCCCGATGGAATTAGTTGGGACGCAGATACATTCACATATCTATGTAAGGCAGCTGCTTTGCCTGCATCAAATATTGCAAATATTGATGTTCCTTTCAGAGGAAGAATCTTTAAAGTTGCCGGAGACAGAACAATTGATGCTTGGTCTGTAACTATCATCAACGACGAAGACTTCAAGTTAAGAAGAGCATTTGAAGCTTGGACTGAACTGATTGCAAAACTTGATAATAACTTGGGTGCTACAAATCCAAATGCCTACATGAAAACAGCAACTGTTTATCAATTAGGTAGAAGTTCTGGAAAATCCACTACTAATACTAATAGTACTAACAGTGGATCTGATAGTGCAATCTTAGCTGCATATAAATTTGTTGATATTTTTCCAACATCAGTTTCACCTATTGATCTTTCATATGATAGTAGTGATACAATTGAAGAATTTACTGTGGAATTCCAAGTTCAAACATATGAAATTCTTAATGTAAATGCTGCTTCAACCGCAGGTTAATAAATAGTCTAAAGACAAAGAATAAAATAAATTATGGCAAGATTGTTTGGATTCTCTATTGAGGATAATGAACCAGTATCTCCAGGTGTAGTCAGTCCCGTCCCTCAAAATAATGAGGATGGGACTGATCATTACTTGAGTAGTGGTTTTTTTGGTTCATATGTTGATATTGAGGGTGTCTATAGAACAGAATTTGATTTAATCAAAAGATATCGTGAAATGGCACTTCACCCAGAGTGTGACAGTGCCATTGAAGATATTGTAAATGAAGCAATCGTATCAGATACAAATGATACACCAGTAGAAATTGAACTTTCTAACTTAAATGCTAGTGATGGTATTAAGAAAAAAATTAGACAAGAGTTTAAATATATTCTTTCACTTCTAGATTTTGATAAAAAGTCTCACGAAATCTACAGAAATTGGTATGTAGACGGCAGACTTTATTATCATAAAGTCATTGATCTAAAGAATCCGCACGAAGGAATTCAAGAACTTCGTTACATAGATCCAATGAAGATGAGATATGTGAGACAACAAAAGAAGTCGGAAAAAGATAGATATAGACTGTCAAATATCAATTCAGATAATCCGATGGATTTTGAGTTTCCTGAAATTGAGGAATACTTCATTTATAATCCAAAAATGACATATCCAGCTAGCAATCCATCATCCCTCGGTGGAACTGCTGGCATCAAGATGTCAAAAGATTCTATCACTTATTGCACTTCAGGTCTTGTTGATAGAAACAAAGGATCAACTCTTTCATATCTTCACAAAGCAATTAAATCACTCAACCAGTTAAGAATGATTGAGGATTCTTTGGTTATCTATCGTCTATCACGCGCTCCAGAGCGTAGAATTTTTTACATTGATGTAGGTAATCTACCTAAAGTAAAGGCAGAACAATATCTTCGTGATGTTATGATGAGATATCGCAATAAACTTGTATATGATGCAAATACAGGCGAAATCCGTGACGACAAAAAGTTTATGGCAATGCTTGAGGATTTCTGGTTACCGAGACGTGAAGGTGGTAGAGGAACTGAAATCTCTACTCTTCCTGGTGGTCAGAATCTTGGAGAAATTACTGATATTGAATACTTCAAGAAAAAACTTTATCGTTCTTTAAATGTTCCACCATCAAGAATGGATGGAGAAGGTGGGTTTAATCTTGGTCGTTCTTCAGAAATTCTTCGCGACGAAGTTAAATTCAGCAAGTTTGTTTCTCGTTTGAGAAAGAGATTCTCATATATGTTCCACGATATGTTGAGAACTCAACTTATTCTTAAAAATATTATTACTCCAGAGGACTGGGGCATTATGGAAGAGCATATTCAATATGACTTCCTTTATGACAATCACTTTGCAGAACTCAAGGATGCAGAACTTCTCAATGAAAGATTAAATATGGTCCAAGTTGCAGAACCTTATGTTGGTAAGTATTTTTCGCAAGATTATCTAAGAAGAAAGATTCTTCGCCAAACTGATGAAGAAATTGTTGAGCAAGACAAGATTATGAAGAAAGAAATTAAAGATGGGATTATTCCAGATCCAAATGCTCCGGTAGATCCAACAACTGGTATGCCTTTAGGTCCAGAAACTGCACAAATGGATTTGGGTCAACCAGTGATGGAACCAAATCTCGATGCTCAGGGTGCTGCAACTCAAGTTGATGCAAAAGTAGCAGAAATGCCCAAGGGTGGAGAGATATAAATAAAGGAAAATATTATTAGGTATTAACAATGGATGAACTTATGGATATGATTGCAGGTGATGAAGCACCTTCGCAAATCAGCGATAAAATCAAGGAACTTTTATTTACAAAGTCTGCTGAAAAAATTGACGAATTCCGTCCAGCAGTTGCAATCTCTATGTTTAACGGAGAAACCGAAGAGGAAGAATGAAATCTTTTAAAGAATTCCTTTCAGAGTCAGTAAATATTTCTGGAGATTTCAACGGAAATCTCTACATTAATTCTTCTCAACCAGGACCACAACAGGTCGGCGAAGAATATGTTGCTGATGTGTTGTGGAATGGAAGTCTCTATCGGATGGAATTGGTTACTAAGACTGGAATTCCGTCAAAACGATCTTTGGGCGAAGAATTGCAGGCAGAATATCCTGGAGCAATTGTTCATCAAATTTATCCAATTGCAGAAAAGAACTGCAATATTAAAAAAGCAAGTAGATACCACCCATCAAAGTTGGAATGGATTGATTAATAATGGCTCAGTGGAATAAAAATATACAAGATTATCTAAACCAAGAGCGTAGTTTGTTTGAAGTTTTTCTCCAGGCAGATAGGTTTGGAAATGTAATAGATCCTCTTGGACAAGGATTTTCTGGAGATCTTTTTGGTCGTTTAAAAGTATCTCAACCATTCACTCTTTTTGATGCTACGCATAGATATTCGCAAGATGGAGATTTTGATGATGTAGTTCTTGGTGTAGGTTCTACTGTTGGCATTCTTACGCATCAAAGTACTGCAACATTAGGCATTGGAACAACTGCAGGGTGTTCTATTGTAAGAGAAAGTAAAAGAGTATTTTCATATCAACCTGGAAAGGCATTGCAAGTTCTCCAAACTTTTGTAATGGCACCAACAAAATCAAACCTAACTCAAAGGGTTGGTTATGCATCATCAACTAATGGTGTAGTTTTAGAACAAGAAACAGGTGCTGCCGGAATTACAACAGTCTATTGGGTAATGAGAACCGAAAGGTCAGGTATTAGTACGGAAATTAGAGTTCCACAATCTCAATGGAGTATCGATACTTATGATGGAGTAGGAGTAGGAACCACATCTAGAAATCCAAGTGGACATGCGTTAGATTTGACAAAAGCGCAAATCATGTTCACTGAATATGAATGGTTGGGAGTAGGTGCTGTTCGTTGTGGATTTGTAAACAAGGATGGAAATTTTCATATTACCCACATCTTTAATCACGC